AGACTTATTGATAAAGCTACAGGTAAGCGTTCTAAAGTTGCTAGGTATATATCTGACAACGCTGGTAACCAGGGTATTCCTGCAGCTCAAGGTCCTAGCCTACGTATGCAGCGCAAAGCGCAGCTCGATGCAGAAGCACAGGCTGCAGAAGAATCACGTCTTCGCCAGGAACAATATAAAGAAGAAGAGCGTCAAGCTAATCTAAGAAGAGTTCAGCAAGGTGCTCCACCTAAGCAGGGCAGCCCAGAAGATATTATGCGTGATGCAACCGGGTTAGACCGCTCTGGTCTTGCCCAGGTAATAAGAATACTAAAAGCTAACCCCAGGACACTACCTGCGACTACGCGAGCAATTGAATCTTACGAAACTAGCGTGGCTACAGGTGGTCGTGTAGATTTCGATTTATATCGAGACATTAATGCTCTAGTTGACCAATACCCGCAGCTACAAGAGTTGATGGTAAGACCTCGTAATGCTCAGGCTGCAGCTCAAGGACAGGCACAGCAACAGCTAAGCCAGGCTACAGAGAACTATAACCAGGGTAAACAAGATAACCGTGAATTTAGGCAGCAGCTAGAAGATGCTTTAGATTCAGACAGAGCTACACCCCCGGTACAAAAGGCCCATCTTAAATCAGCTCTATCAAAATTAGGTCTTGACCTATCAGCTGACCCTGTAGGAATGGTAGACAGTATCCTGGCACGAGCTGCTGAGCTTGGTGTTTCCCAGGAAGCCGTTGACCAATACCTTACACCCTATGCTGAAAGAGTCAGAATGCAGCAGGAAGCTAAGGCAGCGAGAGATGCAGCCCAGGCTGATGCAGACCCAGTTAACGATGCAAGAGTATTGCCTATACCAGGTACAAACTCACGCCTGGTTGACATGGCTACCCAGGGACAAGCTATGTTCACTGGTAAGCAGGTTGACGCTAAATCATTTGATATGGAGCAATCTGGTAACTTAGGTGCCTACATTGATTTAGACACTGGTGAAAACCACACTGGTAAGACATTTACCTCTGCAGCTGTAACTGTAGACCCTCAGTCAGGCCGTCCATCTATGGAAACCTCCGACACTGAGACATCTTTACCTAACTACGGTAACAGAGCTAAGGATGCAGGACGTGTATACCACACTAACCTGGTACAGAATAAATCACCTCAGTCATTATGGTCCTGGACCGAAAAGCCTGACGGTGTTGACCATGAAGCAGTTGTAGTAACTACCCAGGGTAAGTTTGATGACACCCCTGAGACACACGTCTATGCATTGAGCTATCAGTCTGACGCACCTGTAGAACTATTTAGTAAGAAGTTCGACCCTGCTAAAGACAGGCAAGCAGACAATCCAGTACTTCGTCCTAAAACAAAAGGTACTGCAGTACTAGGTAATAAAGTTGGCTCTATCTTCATCAAGAGTAGCCGAAAAGTACACCCTGTATATGACCAGGTTACTATTGCTGATAACAGCAGCCAGGTAGACCCAGTTAATGACAGTCGTGAGCCAGGATTTAATCTTGATTTAGGTGATATGGGGTCTAACCCAATGCGTGTTTCACCTAGCTACCCACAAGGCGTTAAATCAACTCTAAACCCATTAGAGCAGAACTTACAGATTGGTCTAGACAGTGTTAAAAACGACCCTGTAGTACTTAAAAAGATTGCCACTAAACTACGTAATTACACGCCTCTAGCTGGTGACCAGCAGAAAGATGATAATGCCTTCCTGGAACAAGCTATTGAGTCTTACAAGGGCAACTTACTGTCTCTATTTGATAGTGTTAGTCCAGAGTATAGAGACAGAGCTAAGCTTTGGTATGTTGGTGCTAATAAGTTAGCTCAGGAAGCTGCAGATTTATATGACCTTCCACTTGAAGCTGTGTCTGGTGTATATGCATCCCTATCCCCACAACAGGACTGGTACGTTAACTATGACATTGGTATGCGTACCATCGACATATTTAAAAATCATCAAGACACCCCTTTTGGTGATACTGAGTACAAAGCTTTTACAAAGTGGATAAGTGCAAAGCATAAGTCAGGTAAAAAGAAAGGTAAGTTCGAACGAAGTAAAGCTTCCAGGGATGCAATGAAGGCTGATGCTGCAGAAATGCTCAACAAGCCGTTCAAAGAGTTATCTACAGTCCAACAGGGTTTTTATGTAAGATTCTGGGACGAAGTTAACAACGCTGAAAGAGGTCATAGAGTAGTAACTCCAGAAGGTGGATTTGCTGACTGGGCTAGAGTTAAGAATGGTGATAAAACTACCAAGAAATGGAACTCATTTGGTCCAATAGTTAAGTCTTTAGAGATACTAGCTGACCCTTCACGTGAAAATATTCATGTGCAGCTTGGTGAGATGCATAAAGTACGTAGCTTCTATAACAACATCCTGGACCCTCTTGCAGCTGAGGGTGATGTGACTATTGATACTCATGCTATTGCTGCAGCCCTACTCCGCCCACTAGCAGGTTCTCATATCGAGGTTAAGGACAACTTTGGCTCTGCAGGAGCAAGTAAGAACTCTGGTGTATTTGGTTCTTACGGTGTATTTGCTGAAGCTTACAGAAGAGCTGCTAATGAAGCAGGTGTTCAACCTAGAGAAATGCAATCAATTACCTGGGAAGCTGTACGTGGCCTATTCCCGGCAGCATGGAAAGCTCAGAAGAAAAACCACGTCTCAATTAACTCTATCTGGGATGACTATAATAATGGTAAAATAAGCCTAGATGACGCGAGGAAAACAGTATATGAAACAGCAGGGAATATTAGAGCAGCCCAGTGGGAAGACGACCGACCCAATTTTGAAATATCTTCAAGAGAAAGGTCTCAGAGTGACTCAGGACCTGTACCTGTCATACGCCCACCCAGAGGGGATGGACGCAGAAGCGGAAGCAATGCTCCCGGAAGAGTTTCACAGTCTACCCAAGAAGTAGACCCGTCTAGCCAGGCAATCAGCCCAGGTACTGGCATATTATCTAATGCAGTATCAGAGTGGTTCCGCTCACCTACCGCAAAGCAAACTAAAGCCAAGCTTGAAGAAGCTAAAGACCTTGAGAAGTTCATCATAGGTAAAGAAGGCACTCGCTTCGAAAATGGCCTTTCCACTTTTGAAGATTACGAGCAACTAGCAAACCTAGTCGATGTTTCTGTAGAAGTTGTTGATAAAGTTAGTCCAAAAAACCCAGAAGTAAAAGGTAATTTTGGTGGTCGACTTGGTGGTCGTGCAGGTGAAATTAGAGTACAAAACACTAATTCAACCTTTAGCGAAAGAGACTTCTTAGGCGTTCTTGCTCATGAAGTAGGTCATGCATTTGAAGCCAGTACTCTAGATAGAACATGGCAGCCATCATTTACAGCAAAAGAACCTAACACTGCAGCTTCCCAGAAACAAGAAGGCTTCTATACACGTGGTAATACGCTACGTGAAAAGATGTATGACGTACTATGGAAAGCGCGTACTAACAGTGAAGATGGTTATGCTGATGGGCTTCCAAGTGCCAAAGTTTCCAAGCTTATTAAGAAGGAAATAGACATTCTCCAGGACGGTACTTTAGTCAGCTTTGGTAATGCACCAGAGCTAGGTTCAAAGCCTATACGTTACACTGAAGAGCAATACACTCAGCGTATTCTGGACGATAGATATGGTCCTTTAGATGCATCTACTGACACTGAAACTAGAATCGCACGTGACCTATTTGCGCTGCAGAATAAAGACATCATTTCAAGTCATTACAAGCCTTACAAAAGGTACATCAAAGGAACGGCAGAGTTCATTGTCGACCCTCTTCACTTCTACTTAATGAATCCTAAACAAATGAAGGCAACAATGCCTAATACTTTTAAATTCATGAAGGATGTACTCAACAAAAGCGCATTACCAATAGAGCTGCACAGTAATCCTCTAATGGGTGTACTTGCATTCTTGATGGCTGGAGCCGCTACAAAACTACTTCAAGGCGAAGAAGAAGAAGAACGTCCCCAAGGCATTCTGACCCCTGAACCCGCCTTATTATCAGTATAAGGAAACCCCATGAAAGTGAGAGCAGAAGAACTGGTGGATACCCTTCACCAGGTGGAGTTTATTAAGTCATCTAAAATCCTAAGCGAGCCCCAGAAACAAGAGCTATACAAGGGGCTCATGTCTAACCTGCCCCTGGATATGTTCTGTCACCAGGGTAAAGCAGCCATTAAAAAGGTTGTCGTAGAGATACTTCAAAAGGAGATAAAGGATGAGCGAAAAGAAACCCCGAAAAAAGGCACCTCCAAAACAAGTAAAAAACCCAAACATGGCCCGGAAGAAGAACAACTACTTCGCAACCCTGATGGAGACACCAGAGGGAAGAGCGTTAAGAAAAGAGTGGTCAACAAAGCCTCGCAAAAACGCAGGAAGGCCGCAGGGAGTTCCTGACGGCCACACCAAAGAGTCTATTAAACCCATACGTCTTAAAGCTAAAAAAGACGCTAAAAAGGTAGTCGCAATTATGACTGAGAAATACAACATCGAAGATGAATATCAAAAAGAGGCACTGACAACTGCCGTAGAAGTAATGCGTCTTGATGGTCAGGCAAGAGAACGCCTAGCAGCTGCCCGCCTGGTACTCGACTTCACTAAGTCCAAACCAGCAGCTAAATCTGATATCAGTATAAGTAAGGCTGAAGACTTCCTGGCATCACTCCTAAATGACGAAGAAGAGAGCCCAAATGAATCAGAAGCTGAGAGCAGTACGAAGGAAACTTCTTGATAACTTCAATTACTATTCCAAGTCGGCCCTAAAGATAAGGACCAAAGAAGGCAAGATTAAGCCTTTAACTCTAAACCCCGCTCAGGAAATCCTAGATAAAGCCGTAGAAGACCAACTTGCCACAGAAGGCAAGGTCCGGGTGATTATTCTTAAAGCACGGCAGCAAGGTTTAAGTACCTATACAGGTGGCTACCTCTACTTCTCTGTAAGTCAGCGTCCAGCGTGTAAAGCAATGGTTATTACCCACCATGCTGATTCAACCAGGGCACTGTTTGATATGACAAAGCGTTTTCATGAGCATTGTCCAGAGATACTCAAGCCGCACACTAAATACTCATCCAGAAGGGAGATGAACTTCGATGTACTTGATTCTAGTTTCGTGGTGGCAACAGCTGGTGGTGAAAGTATTGGCCGTGGTGAGACGCTTACGCACGTCCACGCGAGTGAACTGGCGTTCTGGCAAAAGAGCACTGCGCTCGATAACTGGAACGGCCTTACACAAGCAGTCCCCAATACAAAAGGCACTGCGATTTTCGTGGAGTCTACTGCTAACGGTGTCAATGGTATTTTCTATGACCTTTGGCGTGGTGCTGTTGATGGTAGTAACGGTTACGTTCCTGTTTTCATTCCTTGGTTTACTGACCCTGATTACCGTGAACCAGTTACGAATAACTTCGAGAGAACACCTGAAGAAGATGAGCTTGCAGAAAGATATAACCTAGACGATGAGCAGTTATGCTTTAGAAGAAAGAAGGTTGCCCAGAACGGTATTGACCTCTTCCGTCAGGAGTACCCAAGCGAGCCTGATGAGGCTTTCCTCACAACTGGCCGCCCGGTGTTCAATCCAGAGCAGTTAGTTGGAACTTTGAGTTCTACCAGGGACCTGGAGCATCGATATGCTCTAGAAGGCGATGACTGGGTAAACAATGTCCGAGGCGAGCTGCATACCTGGAGACCTCATGTTGCTGGAGAGAGTTACTGTATAGGTGCGGATGTCGCTATGGGTGTCCGAGGTGGTGACTATTCAGTTGCCCAGGTACTCGATAGTAAGAAACGCCAGGTAGCCACCTTTAGAGCCCACGTTCACCCGGATTACTTTGCTGAAGTTCTTTATAAGCTGGGCGAGTATTACAACAACGCTCTTATATGCGTAGAGAACAACAGTCACGGTATTCTTACCTGTACCCGGCTCGGTAAAGATATGGCCTACCCCAACTTCTACACAGAAGTCCAGCATGACAAAGTCACTGATAGAGAGACAGTCAAACTAGGCTTCTCAACAACCTCAAAAACAAAACCCCTGATTATCGATAAGCTCCGTGCAGCGATGCGGGAAGAAGAGTTAGAGCTAAATGACAAAGTAACTATTCGAGAAATGATGACCTACATCGTTACTCAGTCTGGTGCTATGCAGGCAGAAGCAGGCTGCTTTGATGACTGCGTGATGTCTTTGGCTCTAGCTAATTATGTTCACCAAGGTGCTTGGGAACCAATTTCAAGTACCGACCAATACTACGTAGAGATGGTATAACATGGCGAAAAACAAAAGTAATAAAAAGCTGGATGACAATGAGATTGTCACAATAGTAGAGAGACAAGTGTCTGCATCTGTAGGCTACTCTGACTCAGAACTTAGCTCAGAGAGAGCCAAAGTAATCGACTACTATAATGGTACGCTGCCAAAGCCCGCTCATGATGGTAACTCTAAGTATGTATCTTTAGATTGTTATGACGCAGTTGAGAGCTTAAAGGCTGCGCTTCTTGAAACATTCTCTAGTGGAAACAAGACAGTCCGTTTTGCAGCTCAGAATGAAGACGATGTACCCCTGGCTAAAATGTGCACAGAGTACACAGACTACGTCCTTCACCGTCAAAACGATATGTTCGAGATTATGTCTACAGCTATCCATGATGCACTGATAGCTAGGGCTGGTGTGGTTAAGGTGTTCTGGGAAGACTCCCTGGAGTATGACTACGAAGAGTTTGAAGACATTACAGAATCTGAACTTGATATGCTCTTGGCCGAAGATGGTATTGAGCTAGAAGAAAGCTCGCGTGATGAGCTAGGATTAGTCTCAGGCACCATTGCTATAGAGCGCGACACCTCCCAGGTAGTTGTTGAAAACATTGCACCTGAAGAGTTCCTAATCGAGACCCAGGCAAAAGGCCTGGACCAGGTTAACTTTATTGCACACCGTACTAAGAAGACATTGTCTGAACTACGCCTGGAAGGTTACCCAGAAGCCAAGATAGAAAAGATTGGTGACCACACTGACGTGGACTTTGAGACTGACCCAGAGATACTGGCACGTTTTGACCAGGTTGGCAGCTTCAGAAATGACAGTGATTACCAGGACCCAGTACGCAGTGTTATGGTGTACGAAGCCTACATCTATCTGGATGTTGAAGGCACAGGTGTTGCTGAGCTATATCGTATTGTCAAAGCAGGTAACCAGCTCCTGGAGCAAGAGAAAGTACAGCGTCATCCGTTCATAGCGTTTGTTCCTTTACCTACTCCACACAGCTTCTATGGAAACAACTTTGCAGATAAGGTTGTGGCTACTCAGAACGCTCGTACAGTGTTAACCAGGTCTATCCTGGACCACGCCATGATTACTAATAACCCACGTTATACAGTGGTTAAAGGCGGTCTAACGAACCCTCGTGAGCTTATTGATAATCGAGTTGGCGGTATTGTAAATACGACAAGACCTGATGCTATTAGCCCAATGCTGCAGGCACCTCTTAATCCGTTCATCTTCCAGACAATACAAATGTTGGATGAAGACAAAGAAGACACTACTGGTGTCTCTAAAATGTCCCAGGGCCTAAACAAGGATGCAATCAGTAAACAGAACTCAGCAGCTATGGTTGAGCAGCTGGCTACTATGTCGCAGCAGCGTCAGAAGATTATGGCCCGCAACTTCGCATCTCAGTTTGTTAAGCCTCTATTTAACCTGGTCTACACCCTGGTATGTGAAAACGAAACCCAGGAAAGAATGGTCGAGCTAAGTGGGCAGTATGTGGCCTGTGACCCACGTAAGTGGAAAGCAAAACGTGACGTAACTGTTGAGCTTAACCTGGGCTATGGCGAACAAGAGCGTGAAAGTCAGAAGTATATGTCTATGCACACAATGTTTAGCCAGGACCCAAAACTCGCCAAGATGTATGGTCCTGATAATCAGTATGAGCTGATGAAGAAAGTAATGGAACTCACAGGCATCAAAGATGTGAGCACGTTCCTTACTAACCCTCAGAACCTTCCACCAGAGCAACCTGACCCAGGTCAGCAGCTACAACTAGAAATGGCTAAGAAGCAGCTAGAAATACAAGAGCGTCAAACTGCCCTGGCAGAAATGAAAGCTCAAGTAGATGCTCAGATTAGTCAGATGAAAGTTGAACTTGAGAAAGCTAAAGCTGACAACCAATTCCAGATTCAATCTGAAAACATGGAACTCAAAGAAGCACAGCTACGTCATAAGAAAACTATCGACAATGCTGAGCTTGTCTTGGCTGCTCAAGCTGATGAGATTACCGCTATTGCTTCCCCAGGGTAGCTATTTCCCAACCAAGTCTTTTAAAAGGAGAGACTCAAATGCAAGATGAAAAGACCCTAATACAGAACGGTAATGCCGCTGCAAAACTACTGAAAGATAAATCGTTTAACAAAGTACTGAACGTCATGGTTGAACACCTGTTCAGTAACTTTGTGAATGGTACTCCAGAAGCTAAAGAAGCGCGTGATTCAGTGTATTACCAACACCGAGCTTTACACGACATCGTGGGCACTATGCAACAAATGGTAGCTGTCCGGGATGAAATCAACCAGAAAAACGAAAGTAAATAAGCGGAGAAGGAATAGACCATGTCACTAGATAACGTCACTAATGATTCCATACCCACTGAAGCTGTTGTAGAACCACAGACTATGTCTGATGCAGCAGATGCAATTCTTGGAAATTGGGAGGACGCTGAAAAGCCATCCGAAGATGAACAAGAGGCAACAGATGAAGCTACGGACGAGACTGAAGTAGAAGAATCTGTCGAAACTGAAGATGAAACTGAAGACCTAGAATCCGATGAGGACGATGAGGACCCTGCAGAAGACGAAGACCCGGAAGATGAAGATGATGAGGCAGCCGAAGTCGAGGCAGTAGAGCTTGATGACGACAGCCTGGTAGAAATCCTAATCGATGGTGAGACGCAGCAGGCATCTGTCAAAGACCTTAAAAGACTCTATGGGCAAGAAGCATCTTTAACTAGAAAGTCTCAAGAAATGGCATCACAACGAAAGTTAGCCGATGAGAAGATACAGAAAACCGATGCATCATTACAAGCCCTGATTAGCCGGGCACAAGAGCGTTATAAGCCATATGCTGAAGTCGATATGCTAGTTGCTAGTAAGCAGATGAATGCTGATGACTTTACTGCTCTCCGTGCTGAAGCTAAACAAGCTGAAGATGACCTTAAGTTCTTAACTGAAGAAGCCGACCAGTTCTACGGCTACGTTAAAGCACAACAAGCTGAAGCCCAGAAAGAACAGGCTGCAGAATGTTTAAAAGTGCTGCAAAGAGAAATCCCTGACTGGGACAACTCTCTTTATAACGACATTCGTGGATACGCAATATCGCAAGGACTACCTGAAGAATCCGTCAACCAATACGCAGACCCTAATGTAATTATGTTACTGAACAAGGCTCGTATGTTTGACCAGAATCGAAAAGTAGCCACTGTGAAAAAGAAGAAGTCTGCTCAGAAGGTTTTAAGAAGTAAAAAGGCCCCACCTAACAATGCTGAACTGAAACGTCAAAGTAAGCAGAAGCAAGTGGACAAGCTGAGAGCTAATGGTAATGACCTCGATAACATTGCATCTGTTCTTATGTCTGGCTGGGAGTAATGCCACCCCCTTCCAATTTTAATAATAAGGTATAAATACTATGTCTACTTTACAGACTTTTGAAACCGTTGGTATGGCTGAGGACGTAAGCTCAGTAATTGCATCTATCTCGCCTAAATAAATGGGCCGTCTCAGAGTAATCTGGGATTGTAACTAGGAGAATTGCTGGAAAATCGTAGTAGCGTGGTAGCTGCCGACAATCAGCAGCCGAGCCTCATTTTATGAGGAAGGTTCAACGACTATCCCGAAAGGGAGTACACCCAAGTGGGTGGAAGCACCTAGCCCCTCTTCATATGAGAGGGTGAAGATATAGTCTGACCTGTATGGAAACATACAGCAGTCCCTGATAGGGGCGGGGTAGGAAATAGCGAGCCTACTTGAACATAAGTGACTGCAACCCCCTTCCAAACTCTTATCAAGAGTGAAAAAGTATCTGCTCGTAACTTCGAGTGGCTCGAAGATGATATTAGGTCTTCGCAAGTGAACGCTTTAGTCGAGGGAGCTAATGCCTCTACTACTGCTGTAGGTCAACCTACTGTTCGCAACAACAACACTCAAATCATCGGTGAAGCGTTCAAGATTGCTGGTACTGTTGATGCTGTTAAGACTCATGGTCGTGCAAAAGAAACTGCATACGCTCTAGCTAAAACACTGAAGGCCCTCAAGCTCGATGTAGAAGCAGCGATGGTCGGTGTTGACCAGGCAACAGTAGTTGATGGTGACGGTGAAACTGGCAGGAAGATGGCTTCTGTGTCTCAGCAGATTTCTACTACTGTAGACGCTGGTACTAACGCTGCTGACCCTCTAACTGAAGATAAGCTTCTTGAGCTACACCAGGAGTGCTACAGCAATGGTTCTGACCCTTCAGTACTGATGATTAAGCCTGCTGACGCATCTATTGTTGCTGATTTTGGTACCGCTGCAAACCGTAACCGTGACTTTGGTGATAGTAAAACTCTAACCCATGCGATTGAAGTACTTGTGACTCCTTTTGGGACTGTGAGAACTTTAATAAATCGCAACCAACTGTCAACTCACGCTTTCCTCATCGACCCATCGATGTTCAAGCAGTGTGTTTTGCGTCCGTTTACTCGTACTTTGCTTGCTAAGAATGGCGATGCTGATACTCACTTTGTTGTGGGTGAAGTATCTGTTAAGCACAACAGCTTCGCAGATAGCGGAATGATTACTGGCCTGTCTTAAGTTAAGACTCAGCTAGTAGTTAAGAAGTAAACGTAGGTGGGGTTTAGGGAAGCAGGTTCCGCTCTCCTTACTGCCAACTAGGCCTCACCTACTTTTTATATTTAAAGGAGACCACTATGCCCGATGCTAAAAAGGGCCCTGCACTATCGTCTGTGCAAACTAATATTCTAAATGATAATGACCAGGACAACTTCAACATCATCAAGTCCCAGGATATCCCCACCTCATTTCTAGATGACATAAGAATGTCGCGTGAAGCTTCTACCAGCAGTTTAGCTGGGGACACTATGAGTGTAGCCAGGATACCTGTAATAGTGCACGAGAAGTGGCTAAAAGAAGGCTTTGACCTGATGAAAGAACCTGCTCATGCCATTGTCGCCAGGTTGAAGCAAGAGTCCCTGGACGGCTTTCTAACATCTAATAAAAAGGTATAACCAATGAACCTTGGAAGTATACGCTCACACTTTAAGGCGGTCTTGAACCGCAGCGACACCCCTGATGCCCTGGCTGATACTTTCATTGAGCAAGGTATTGCCAGAGTACAGCGGTCCTTAAGAATACCGTCTATGGAGAAGCAGTTTAACTACACCATCACTAGTCAGACTGGTGCAGTCTTACTGCCTGATGACTTCCTAGAGGGTATCGACCTATTCCATGACAACCACGCCTTGACCAGAATACCTATGAATGAGTTCCAGGATAGGCTGAGAACAGGTGAGGTTGGGCAGCCCCACTTCTTTACCAGGGAACAAGGGTCTTACCTTATTACTCCTGAACCTTCCTCCGGGACAGTGACACTCAATTACTACGCTAACTTTGCAGATATGACTACTGATTCAGATGAGAACATATTAGCCCAGGTTGCTAGTGACCTAATTATCTACTCTGCACTTACTTATGCTGCTGACTTTTACCTGGATGAAAGGGCCCAGACCTTTGAAGCCCGGTACATACAGTTTATGACCGAGCTGCAAGAGCAGGCTAATGATAGCGAGGTGGCTGGAAGCCTCCAAAGTATCCGTCCTACATACACCTACTAAGGAGGCCTTTAATGGCTAACTCTTCTTTCTATGCTAATACCGGACCAGTAGCAGAAACCATTACCTCTATCGAATCTACTAAGGCAGATATTGAGGCTTCCGAGGCTGCTGCCCAAGCTAGTGCAGAAGCAGCAGCTGCGTCCCTGGGTGTCTTTCAGGCATTACAGGTTGCAACAGGAAGTGCCGGGTCTCAGGCTACCTATAACCCAACAACTGGAGTACTTACAGTACCCCGTGGGGACACTGGGTCCACTATCGCCAATATAGCTACTGGTAATGATTTAGGCCTAGTAAAGATTGGTTATACCGGGCAGGGTAAAAACTACCCGGTAGAACTCTCTAATGACCAGATGTATGTGAATGTACCCTGGTCAAACACTACCACTACAACGGATGTCCAAAACGCAGGTGCGTTAATGGATATTGAGTTAGCAGACGAAGCACACGTTAAATCTCTTAACCAGGGGCTCACAACCACTGATACCCCCTCCTTTCATGCTCTAAAGCTTAACTCAGGCACACCTTCTTTAGTTTTTGTCGATAGCACCACAGGGGACGATGATTGGGCATTATCTACTAGTGCAGATGCCTTTAACATCCACCACCACACTAACTATGGTATAGGCGGGGATACTTCCACAAAGGTACTTGAAGGCCAAAGCACAGGTGTTGGTATCATGGTGGCACCTAATTCAGCTTATGCTTTAGATGTGTTAGGAGACACTCGAATAACTGGTAACGCTACAGTGACTGGAGTCTTTACAGCACCAGACTACAACGATAGCAACTGGAACACTGCATACAACAACCACATTACAGGGGTTAATTACTCTGGTTCTACTCTTACACTTACTCAGCAAGATGGTGGTACATTAACGACTACTATTAATGCTTCTGGTGGCGGTACGGGTACAGGAGTTGACTTAGCAGATAATGTGATTGCTACCTTTGGTGATAGTGATGACCTACAGATTTGGCATGATGGAACTACGTCAAGAATTAGAAACACAGAGGGAAACTTAAAGATACAAGCCACTTCAAACGGTGAGAACGCCATAGATATAACGCCAAATGGTGCGGTGGGTGT